GGTTACCGCGCCGCCCGTTGCTTTTTGCAACAGTATTTTTGCTAATACATACAATAAGTTAGTCTAAGTAGACGAAATGCCAGCGAAACCAAAAAGGAAAACGGCATCCAAGAAAAAAGCAGTTGGAAGGCCGAGAACAGAAGGCACGATTTACGCGACGATGGCGCAATGTGAGAAGGCGACGGGGGTCACGCGCTATGTAATGAGGTTGTTACTTCCGCATTATCCAGACGCGTTTCCGGCTGGCGGCCGGGTTAAATGGGACAAGTTACCTGATCAAATCAAGGAAGTCGCCGCGATGGCGTCAGGTAATTCGGCTCACTTGGAAAGCAAGGAAGAGCTAGAAAAGCAAAAAATCCGAGAAACCATTGAATGGACAAGAGTCAAAAGGTTGAAGGATGAAGGAAAACTAATCCCAAGAGCGGACGTTTCAGAATGGGTTACGAGACGTTACACGCAAGTCAGAGACACGCTCTTGAATTTGTTTGCGACGTTTGGGCCGAAGGTTGCGGGGTTGAATGCAGGAGAAGCACAGAAACGATGCAACGCGGAAGTTGATATTATATTGAAGGCACTAAGAGATTTACACGATGACATTGAAAACAGTTGATTACGACAAATTAGCCAAATCAATGCTTCGTCGGCCAGATCAACGGCCTTTGTGGGAATGGGCGCATGACTATATTGACTTGCGGGCAGGTTACGCGGTCGCTGGCAAATTTGATATTCAAACTTGTTTATGGCTCAAAGAACCTATGCAAGCGTTGCTTGATCCATCGGTTCGCAATGTTACGTCAATGTCAGGCGTTCAATGCCTAAAAACGTTGCTTGGTGAAATGTGGGTTTGCTGGGTTATGGTTGAAGCACCAGGGCCGCTTCAATGGTTGCAGCGGACAAACATGGAAGCAAATCAACACGCTAAAGAACGCGCTCTTGAATTGATTCACGCGTGCGATCCTCTTAAAAACTTAATGACAGGAAGAAGGGGCGACGAACAAAACAACTTTATCAAATTTCAGAATGGCGGATATATACGAATGGAAGGAGCAGAGGAAAAAGGCAACCTTCAAAGGAAATCCATTCGCTATCAAATGTGTTCGGAGGCGTGGCAGTGGGAAGAGGGCCGACTAGGGGAAGCGGCGGCGAGGTTGACGCAATTTTCGCACAACTCAAAACGCTACGTTGAAGGCCAAGCAGGACACGCCGAGGATGACATGACCTTGCATTACCTGAAAGGCACACAGGAAGTCTTGCACACTAAATGCCAAAAATGCCGTGAACCAATGCCGCTTAAATGGTCGATCATTAGAGAGGATGGCAGCCGGGCCGGTATGGTTTGGGAACATAAGAAAGACGCGAGCGGGAACGTGGATATTGCCAGAGCGCAAGAAACGGTGCGGTATGAATGTCCGAAATGCGGTGAGCCGCATATTGACGACCCGCTGACCCGCCGGAGGTTGATGAACGATTGCTTTTATATTTCCGAAAACCCGAACGCATCCGAAACCCATCGGAGCTTTCGCTATAACCAGTTGATAAGCCCGACAATTCCTTGGGTTGAGAAAATTGACCAATGGCTATTTGCAAGGCGCGAATTTCGGAAGGGGAACGAGTTGCCGCAAATCGAGTTTCTTCAGAAGGTTTGCGCCGAACCGGATGATCCGATGGGAAGGGTCGCGCATTTACAAACCGTTAGCTATACACCGGGCGACGGTTGGCAGAAAGAGCTTTACCGATTCTTGACAGTGGACGTGCAGCAAGATTGCTTTTGGTTTGTCATCCGCGCATGGGCCGAGGATGGAGATTCAAGGCTCATCGACTGCGGGCAGGAAACAACTTGGAACGACATCGAGAGCAAAGCCGACGAACACGGCGTATATTGGCCGAATGTCGGAATTGATTCCGGCTTTGCCACGATGACGGTTTATCAACAGATCGTGAATCGCTCGCGAATTATCAATCATCCGAAGCTTGGGAAAAAGGTTCGTGTAATGTGGCGAGCCATGAAAGGGAACGATCGCCTTGACGGTTTCACCCATTACGTGACTTTAAGCAACGGAGCGAAGCAGCCGGTCAAAAAACCGTTTTGCACTGGTGAACAAAAAGGTGATCCAAACTCGGGCAAGATCGGTCAAGGCCGAGGTTTAAAGGCTCCTTTGGTTAATTGGTCGAATCCGCTGATCAAAGACATTTTCGTCAATCTGAGGGACGGCAACGGGGCATCTTGGGAAGCGTTTGACAATGTTTCCGACGATTGGAAGCAGCAAATGCATTCCGAACGCCGGGAAGAATTGCGGGGGGGCAAGTATCGCTACGAGCAAATCGGAAAACGTCCAAACCATCTTTTGGATTGTGAATGTATGAATATCGTTTTTGCCTGTAAGGCCGGGATTATTAATACCGCTCGAGATCCGAGTAAAACTCAACCAGAGGCTTCAACCTCTTCAACCAATCACGCTTGATTGTTGGGTCTTGCCAGAATTCAGTTTTCTGCCGCTTGATAAAGTCGGCGGTTCGATCAATGGCCGGGAAAGGCATGAAACGCTCTCCAGGGTTGTCGGATAAAAGCGCGTTTTGATCGCCAGCCTTAACGCGAAGCATTTGCCGAAGCTCAGAGGCTTTTGGTTGGTTGCGCTCGCAATACTGGAGCAATTCTAATTGCTCGGCCTTGTCAGTAGTTTGAGCGGCGATTGCTTGGTGATGTTCATACCGAAGCTTGGCCGATCGACGAGACAAGGGAATCCGTTTTGCGACGGTCGCATATTCGCGAAGCCGACCGCAATCAATGCCGGAAGCTAGCGACATTTCATCCAAGGAAAACTTTAGTTGCGATTCAGCGAACGCGACAGCATCGCCGAGAGCTAAGCGGAATGCGTCATGGGCGCGGATTAAAAACGTCCAGACCTTTTGGAATTCTTCAACGCTAGTTTCGGCATTAAACTCAATGCCGGTCGCTTGAATTTCAGCGGGCGGTTTCAGTGACAGGTCATTCATTGACTATGTTTCTTCTGTTACGTTCTCGGTGACGCCTTCTTATTTCCTCCGATTTAAAGCCTGGGGCGGCCGGTAGTCTGAGTCGGTCGCGAAAGTATCGGCTTTTCTTTTGGGCAGCGGCCCGCGTGACGCCGTGACGCCTTGCGACTTCTGCTAGGCTTAAACCTTGGGAGGCTCCGTAGGAAAGGGAAACGGACAAAACATCCACGGCAAAAGAGCGGTTAGGTTCGTCCGAAATCAGATCTAAAACCTTGCACAAGGCGGTCACAACGGGAATCTCATCGGTCTCTTCAACCGGTTCGATGTCATCCACCGGATGATGATTGTATGACGCCTCTGGCCAAGTTGAAGGATCGGTCTGTTCGATCATGGCGAAAATGTTGTCAACTATTTGCCCAAAACAGTCAACGTGCGTTGACGGTTTCGGAAAATCGTGGCTCAGCCAATTGATCATTTTACGACTAAAACGGCCGCCGAGTTAATTACTCGGCTGGGCGAGGTTGAGGACGAGATCTTGTCCGGCGTTTTGGTAACAAGCTTTTCAGCCGGGGACGTTTCCGGCCAGCAAAGGCGAGGCATTACGCCGCGACAGTTAAAAGCTTACATTTGGGAATCGTTAGCGGCCAAGGGCGAGTCCGGTTATGATTGGCCGCCGCCTTGGAGGCGGAATGCTGTGACGGTCGGCCGCATGAACTGGAGGCAGTCTCGATAATGAAAAAGCCTGTTATTTTAAACCACCGGGGCAAGCCGGTTTCGTCATGGTTCGCAGAGGGCGGTAATCACTATAATGACCGAGGCTTGCCGATCCACGTCATAACAACGGGCGATCAAGATTCAGATCAGGCATACGGCGCAAGCGGCCCGGCCGGAATCCGCAGGAATGGCCGTTGGCTTTTCGCAAACTTTCCGGTTGTCGCGGGGTCGCTCATGGAAATGGCCGCCTATTCCTTTCCAATAAATCCGCGCTTTCCCGATACGCCATTTGGACGGGAGGCTCAACAATACATCGACGAGTTCGATAACAATTGCGACGTAAGAGGAACAAACTTTGACAGACGAGCCGCAAGCCGTTTGCGGTTAATGTCCGAAATGACTGATGGCGACATTGGTATTCATTTGACGCAAGACAAAGAAGGCCGTCCAAAGATTCAACATATTCGAGCGCATCGAATCCATAACGGCAACTTACAGAATGGGCCGCTTTCAAAGACTCGCCATTTATCAAATGGCGTTATCACCGACGAAGTAGGAAAGCCGGTCGCTTACTTAGTCCAGCAAGGTTCGGACAGAAACACGGTTCGCCGCATTAGCGCGAACAACATGATTCTGCGGTTTAACCCGCTTTACTCAGATCAAAGCCGAGGCATCAGCGTTTTGGGTTCTGCCATTACTACCTTTGCCGACATTAAACAGGTTCGGGAATGGAACATGTACGCCTTTAAAATGGCGTCGGCAATGGTGTTCAAAAAGAAGGTTCTTGGCGGACTACCGGAGGAGGGTGACGGGTTTATCATGTCCGATGCCGGGACCGATGTAACGGGTCTTGCAAGCGGCAATCAGATTCAAGCGTTCGAACGCGGGATGACAATGTATTTGGATTCGGCCGATCCGAATGCCGATCTTGAACAAGTCGAATTCGACAGACCATCGAGCGAGGCCCAAGCATTCGAGGATCGAATGATGCGGATGAGTCTTTACGGCATAGGATGGGACCCAGACTTCGCGTTGAGCTTGAAATCGCCGAATGGCGCATGGGCGAGAACGATCATTGAAAAGATCCGACGTTCGATTCAGTCGCACCAAGAACGCGAAATCAAAACGCTAAGGAGAATTCACGCCTACGCTTTATCCAAAGCAATAAAGCTAAAGCTAGTCAGGGAGCCAGACCAAGCGCGGTTCTGGAATAGTTGGGAATATGAGGTTCCAGCCAGGTTAACGGCGGATTCGGGCAATGAACGCAACGCGACATTGAGCGAATACCAAGCCGGGACACGTTCACTTCAAACAATCGCGGGCGAACAGGGGCGGCACTGGGTCAAGTTGCGAGAACAGCGGGAGTTTGAAGTTTCCGACCTATTGCAACGCGCAAAAAGAATTGCCGACGCTAACGGCATTGAATTGAAGGACGCTCTCCAACTGATGGAAGGCAAAAGCCCAAACCCTGATTTCGATCTTGGCAGCGAAGGCCAAGAAACAGAGACAATTGGGGGAGAGGCTGAAGAATCAAGAAACTCAGAAAGAGACGGATTTGAGACGTTGAAAGCAAAGTTTGACGCTTACGGTGTCGCTGTTAGGGCTGGAGCAATAACGCCAGCAACAGAAGACGAAGAGCAATTCAGAAAAGAGGCCGGTTTGCCTTCAATGTCGGAATCCGTAAAAACAGCATGGAAGGAAGACGAAGGATTTAGAAGGCCAATTACATTAGTTCAAAAGATAAAAAATTCAATCTCACCGCAAAGCCAAGAAAATGAGGAGTCTTAACACCGCCTTAATAGCAAAGCTTTGTTCACTGACGTGGTATGTGGACAAGCGGCAAGCAATCGCGTTTGCTTCCCACGCTTTCGGCAAGCAGGTTGTCGGAAATTACGATCGGGACGAATACGGACCGACGAAAGATTTCGAAGGCAACTATTTGCCAAGGCCCGGTTTTGTTTCAGAAACCGTTTACGAGATCCCGATCTACGGCCCGCTTTACAATGGAGCCGATGACTATTCAAAAATGCTGGGAATGGTCGATCATCAAATGATTCATCAAGCGATTGACTTCGCCCTAGATAACGGCGTCGAAACTATTTTGCTCGATGTTGACAGCCCAGGCGGGACGGTGAACGGAACGCCGGAGCTTGCTACCAAGCTGAAAAACATTTCTGAATTTGTCCAAATCGTGTCTTGGTCATCGGGCCTGGTTGCAAGCGCAGCTGAGTATATCACGGCCGGTGCAACAATGGCTTTCACTTCGCCGAGTTCGACTAGGGGAAGCATTGGAACGCTGCTCGAGATCGCAGATTTTTCCCAGATGTGGGAGGAATGCGGCATTAAATATGAACAGATTACAAGCGGACCTTACAAGGGCGCGGGCAATCCGAACGTAGGGTTGACCGACGATCAGAGAGCAAGCTTACAATCCCACGTAAACGCTTTGGCCGATGAGTTTAAAGATTGGATGATTCAGAATCGGCAACTGGATTTGCCGTCAATGGACGGTCAAATCTTCACTGCGAAAGAGGCCGTTCAAATTGGGTTAGTGGATGGGATCATGGAAAACAAGCAAGACCTGATCAACCAAATCCGTTGACGCGTTTTAGTCGTTATGACTTTGAAAGAAATGTCTGCAAAATTATTTGGGCATGACCAAGCTTTGGTTGATCTAAAGGCCCAGGTCGAAAGCTTGAAGGCGTCAAACGACGAATCTACACAGGCCGCCGATTCTCTAACCGAAATCAACGCGGAATTGAACGCGAAGGTTGAAGCCTTAACAACCGAGCGCGAAGAGCTAAACGCGAAGGTTGAAGATTTGAGCGGGCAAGTTGAAGGGTTTGACGAAATCAAAGAATCCTTCGCCGCATCGGAAGTTGCCAAAGCATTGGCAGCGCAAGGAATAAGCGAACCGATCGAAGAAGAATTTGCGCCGGAACAAGCCGCATCATCGGAGGAGCTTTGGAAGCAATATTTCCAGCTACCGCTTGGCGATGAGCGCAACGAATTTTACACGTCCAACCGCGAAATCATGAGCGGTGGATTCAAACTGCGATAGAACACACACACAACACACTAAAATAAAATGGCTAACACAATCGCGGGCGTGAATCCCGCTCAAATTGCTCAGGAATCCTTACCTTATTTGGTGGAGACATTCGCTCCATTGAATGCGTTTGTAACGGATTTTTCAACCGACGTTGCTTCCCGTGGTGAAAGCGTTACTACGCGCTTTCCAACCGTTCCGACGGCGCAAGACTTAACAAGCGGTTACAGCTCGACTGACGTGAGCATGACCGCGAAGACCGTGACGCTTAACACGTTCTACGGTTTTGTCTATGGCTTCCTCGATGACGAACGAAGCAAGTCGGCAATCAACTTAATGGACCTTTTCATTGGCCCGGCCATTGAGGCAGTTCAGAAGAAGGTTTTTGGCGATATTTGGAACCTAGTCAATGACACCAATTTCCCAGCGGCCGCAGCAACTGAACTAGCATCAACCGCTGCGAATTTCGATCGTGATGACATGGCCGACCTTGCCGCGCAACTCACGGCAAACGGCGTTCCTAAGCTTGGCCGCTCCGCTTTGCTGAACGAGAGTTACTACGCGGCATTGGCCAAGGATTTGAACGCTGCCGATACGGCCGGACAAACCGAAACTCTGACAGAGCATCGAGTTCCTCGCATTCACGGATTCGACACTTACGAAGTTTCTAGCGGGGTCGCTGACGGCAACTCGGTGAACGTCACCGGACTCGTGACGCATCGAGCATCTTTGCTCTTCGCTGGTCGCTTGGTTGATTCCGAAGGAGCCGCCGAAGCTGGCGTTCAGGTTGAAAATGTAACCGTTCCCGGCATCGGAATTCCTGTTCAATTCAGAAAATGGTATGATCCAGATTCTGGCCAATTGAAATGCTCAATGGGTCTTCTTTATGGAGTGACCTTTGGCCTTTCAAACTACGGCATCAAGATCGTTTCTTCTTAGTTCAAACCTTTTAACATGGGGGCGGGTTAATCGCCCGCCCCTTTTTCATTTCCAGACTTGATAAAATGAAAGATTGCATTGTAACCGGAGACCTGAACGGAGTCATTGAAGCTCTCTACGTTGGAAACAACGCCGACGAAGCAAAATCCATTTTCAGAAATGGAGTAGATAAAGGAGAGCTTGATAACATCCGAATATACATTCGCCCAAACCCAACACGCCGACGCGCTCCGGCTTATCACAAAGCGTTAGCGGAACGGCGAAAAAAAGATTTTGAAGCGGCGGCAAAACGCAAGGCCGAAGCTGAATTGAAAGAAGCCGAACAGGAAGCGAACGACGCCGAAAGCGCGTTGAAGGCAGCCAAGGAAAAGGTCGCTTCGTTTAAGGGCAAGAAAACCTCAACTAAGAAGGGTTAATCATGGCGAGATCCGGAAGCGCAAAACTCCTTAGCGCGGCGGCTTCGACTGGGGCCGGGACGGTTGAGTTTGAGTCGAGCAAATTCAACGCTTTCACCTTCCACGCTAAAGGCGCGGGAACGGCGGTTCTGAGCTTCGCGATTGAGGTCTATGACTCCGAACAAGCGGAATGGTTTCAAATTCATACGGACTCGTTCTCGGCCGATGGAGAGAAGGTCATTCAATACAATGGCGCGATTCAAAAAGTCAGGGGCAACGTGACAGCCAGAACAACTGGAAACCTGACTTTATCGGTTCAAGCGCAAGGGCCAAACTAAATGTCAAACCTTGTTCAACGAAACAACCTGGCACAGGAATGCAACTTGTTCCAAGAACCGAACATTGTTCAGGTTTGCAACATTGTCCAAAGCATTGAGGTTGGCGGTGATATGACGGTGGACCGCACCGATATCACGGTTGACAGTGGAACAATTACGGCTGACCAAACTGACACGATTTAGATTTAGAACATGAGAAACAAACTTCAAACGATTTTGATTGGCATTGGCCTTTTGTGGGGGCCGATCCTTGCCAATTCCTCAACCATTAACACGATCAACGTTGGATCATCGGCGAACGATGGAACAGGCGACACTTTGAGGGCCGCTTTCCAAAAAGTTAATTCCAATGACGCTGCGTTGAACGCTGACAAAGTTGAGAATTCAAACGGCAGCGCAAGCGGTTTGACGTTGTCGGGCACGACGACGATAGGCGGGACGCTCGACGTTTCCTCGGCAACAACCTTGACGGGCCTTGATACGTCCGACGAAATCGCCGAGGGACTGACGCGGGGTGAGCCTTCGTTGTATTTCAATGGGGGAATTGTGCAAATAGGCACTGACAGTGGTTTGAATTTAACCGATGGCGCAAACGAAGATTTTCCGCAGTCGCTATCGTTTTGGGTTAAAGCTGAAGACTGGACTGACGGCACTCAAGTTTTAGCTGAACGACATTCGGCCTCTCGTGGTTGGCAATTTTACATTTCAGGAAGCGGCGAGCTGACTTATTTAAAAAGTGATGGTACTGAAAACGTAAGTCGGGCGACTTCTTCACTGAGCGTTGAAAATGGAAAATGGTATCAAGTCTTTGTCACTGACCCAGGAATTGACGCTTCGACGCCTTCAAGCGTTGCTTTGGATGGAATCTCCATTTACGTGAACGGCGAAAGCCAAACGCTTGATGCCGCTTCATCTGCTACCTATGAAGGCATTGGAACGTCGAACACTCAATTAAACATCGGAGGTTTTGCCGCAGGTTCAGGAAATTTCCAAGGCGAAATTCGCAACGTCCAACTCTTCAACTCCGCCCTTTCCGCCGCCGACGTTGAAACGATCTACCGTTCGGGCGTTCCGTTTGAATTGAGTCAGGCTAGTGCGACGGCGGCAAATGTTTACGACTTTTCAACCGACGTAAACGGGTTTAGCTCTACCACAAACGGCACGGCCGCAGGAAATATCGATGCTGTTTCCGATGGCGCAACTTCTAAGGACAATACGCTTCGGTTCACAGTGGACGGCACGTCGGGCAATCATGCGGTCAGCGATCCGGGGACATTCACAATTGGCAAGCGGTATCGTGTAAAGGTGGTTTACTACATTCCGAGCGGTCAAAGTAATGTGGATCAAATTGTTCTTCAATCCGGCGGCAACCCTGCATATTTCCCAAGTGGGACGCTGGACACGGTCGGAACTTGGACCACTCAATGGGTTGACGGCCATGTAACCGGCGGCAGTGGAGCGTTCAACTTAGCAGCTTACGACGGCGGGTCTGCATCATTCCAAGATGCCGGTGCCGACGATGTGTTTTACATTGCTGAACTGGAAATTTATGAAGTCGGAGCAATTCTAGATCTGAACGCCGCAAATATTGATCCAAGCTCAGCATCCGACAACCTGGTTGATGCCTCGGGAAATGGTTTCCACGGCACGCTCAACTCAATGGATATATCCAACATTGTCAATTTGTCTTCAGCGTTATCGGTGAACAATCCAAGCCCATCAGCGGATCAAGCTATCATTTGGGCGGGCAATTCGGGTTCCGAAGTTTTTAGCGTCGATGAAGATGGAGACGTTGAATTAACCGGAGATGTCATCATCACGAATTCAACAACGCCAGCAAGCGCGAGCGCGACCGGAACGGCCGGCACGGTCGCTTGGGATGCCAATTATATTTACATTTGCACGGCCGCGAACACTTGGAAACGAGTCGCAATTTCAACCTGGTAGAAATTTCAAAACAATGAGCGCAACAGAAAAAAAACTAGAACTATTAGAAGGAAAGCTAAAAGGCATTCATTCGGCTTTACGAAATCAAGCTTTACGATCCGAAGCTATTGCGGCTGTCGAAAAGTCGCTTGAATATTTAAGCGGCCGCCGGGCCGTTGGTGGAGAGATCGACGAGGCAAATGTTGCATCGCTTTATGCTGAGATCGCCCAGAAAGTTGATGCGGTAAACAATGAAGCGGCAATCGCTTACGAATCGCTCGCGGACATTCAATCTGAGATCGGTTCGATTTCTGAATAATGACAGATGATCCGCTAGACTATCTTGCGGATTCGACAACCGTTACAGTCGATCAAACGACAGTGACGGTTGATCTGCAATTTATCCCGCAAGTCAGCGGCAATGTCACTGTGTCGCAGGATTTCAAAACCAGAATAAGCGCAAGCGAGGATTGGAAAACCTCGATCTCCTAATGGCTAATTATCAAATTCAAAGCGGCAACAACTTGCCAGTCATTCAACAGACGTTGAGCGATGCAAACGGGCCAATTGATTTGTCGGGCGTTTCCTCGGTGTCTCTGAGGTTTAGAAAGAAAAACTCGGCAACGTGGCAAACCAAAACCGGGGAGATTGCGGGTGCTTTGGTTGGCCTTGTAAAATACGCGTGGACGAATACGGCGGACGTTCCGGAGGTTGGGGAATATTACTACCATTGGAAGATAGACTACGTTTCCGGTGACGTTTTGTCGGTTCCAAATACCGAGCTTGCCGAGTTTGAAGTCTTGGGGAATCAAGGACTGTGAGCATTGGTGCAAACATAATTAAAAACGTCATGCGGGCAACGCGCACCGTTCTTGACAAGCCGACGTTTACTTTTCGCAATCAGACGATTGCTTGCATTCCTTCAACCTCCGAACGCGGCATTGAAATTGCCATCGGTGGCAATGTCGGGACAATTGAGTTCTCTCTAATCGTCAATGTTGATGATTTCCCGAACGCAAGGACTTCCGATCAATCCACTATCACCGTGGACGCATCCACGTTAACCGCTGACGCATTCCCTGGTGCGCCTGATGTTGGAAACACTCTCATTCAGTCGGCGCGTTCCTATCGCGTTTTGCGGGTCAGTAAATCGGCAGACGGTTCGCACTGGATTCTTGATTGTGGATCGGTCAACTAATGGCTGCCGAGATTAAAATTGAGACAAAGGAATTCCGGCGAGCTTTAGACCGTTACCTAGTCGAAACCTCCCAGGAATTATCAAAGGCGATAAACCGACGGATGTTTCACGTTTTAAAGAAGGCCGAGCAATACACGCCTAAAGCGGATCGTTCGGCGATCATGGCCGAGCTTGGGGCCGAAGATAAAATGGTCAAGAGCCGCAAGACCGGCGAGATCCGGCGGCGAGGTTTCAAGATCGCAAACACTAAAGCCGAACGAATTATTCAAGGATCGAGGCTTAAACGTGGCGAAAAACCTTTGCCGCGTAACGAAATAAAGAAGGAAGCTCGAAAGCTAATAGCCTCCCGACTTCGATCGGTCGGAACACTTAAAGCAGGTTGGTATCATGCGAAGCTCGCAATGGCGAAAGCTGGCGGCGTATTTGGTGGAGGTAAAACAGGGCCGAGAGTCAAGCAAAGGTCATTTGGTAAGCCAGCAAAGGCCGGGTTAAACCCAACTGCAAAGGCCGTTTACCGTTTGCTGGCGAAAGGCCCAAACGTGAAAAGCATTCATCCGAAGGTTGAGCAAGCACTGGCGAGAGCTTACGCGGCCGAACGCGTGGAGATGGAGAGACACATGAGGGATAAGGCGCAAAAGGTCGCGGACAAATACAATTCACGTTGACGGTTTTTGACTTTCAATGGCTGAAGGCAACGACATTTTAAGCAAGGCAGAGGATGCGTTCTCTTCGCATATCATCTCCCAGGCTTTAACAATAAACGTTTACGAAACAACTTACACGTTCGACGCCGACCGAGTTTACGCCGGACATTCGAGAGGTCCGAAAACGGCGGATCAACCGCTTAACCAAAATTCAACCGGGGAAATTCTCATTCCCAGGATTCAATCAATCGCGGTTTCGGCCGAGCCTGACGAAGGTTTTGAGTTTGTCGGAAATTGGATTGTTGATTTCGACGTGATCTTAACAACCAGCGCATTCGACACGGCCGAGAGCGATCACAAAGCGGCGTTTGCGAGTTTGTTGAATGTCATTTTACCAAACTCAATTTGCGACAGTTTAACGGCTGCCATTGATGACTACACTTGCCGTCAAAGGATGGTCGGCCCGCAAAGCTTTGAAGCCGAAGACGGCCATTACGTTTCGCTTCAAAAACTCTTCCTTTATTGCTCAGGCAAGGACTTTGCCTAACGTTGACAAATTCGCATTGATACTATGGCAATGTCTGAAGTCGGTTTAGTAAGCATCGGAACATTTACCGGAGGGACTCTCGGTATTACCGCATTGACGGGTTACGTGTCTCCGCGAATCGACGCTCTTTCAGTTAATCACAACAACGACGTTGCAATGGATACCGACGTTTCCGGCGACATTGTCAGGTTATCCGCTTCAGGCGAATATCTCGAATGTCAGATGACATTGATTCCCGATGGCACGACACAAGCAAACGCTTTGAAGGCTGGCGGAAAACCAGTTCCGCTTGCAGGCGTTACCATCACGGGCCTTCCGATTGTCGCAATGGGTTCTTGGTCAAATGCCTGGAATACCGATGGAGCGGATTCTCCTGAGAACCATCAATGGATTTACATTGAAGGTTCAAGCCGCATTGAAAAGCCTGACAGGGTTGTCCTAGATATGACGTTGCGCCGCTTCGTTAGTAGCAATCTTGCATCTGGTAAATAGATTGATGTTGTGGCTCATTGGTCAAAGTCAATTGAGCAACTATCCGCTCGGGTTCTCTTGTTTAATCTCCAGCCTTTAACGGTTGGTCAGCTATTCACACTTCACCAAATCGGATCGCCTTTTGTAGGCGAAAAAGACGAAGCAACGCTTGACGATTTGGCACTTGCCGTTGTTGCTTGTTCGGTTACTCCAAAGAGTTTCAATTCAATATCGAGGCGGTTTTGGTTTCCGATGTTTCTCCGGATCTGGGGCAGGTTGTGCTCTCATTTAGACTGGAACAAGGAAGCAAAAAGGTTCGTTGATTACATATCGGAGAATCTTGATTTTGCGGCAATCAAGGCATCGGATGACCAGAAGAAGACAAGAAAAGTTTTTGCACCAATCACCTACCGCCTTTTGCTTTCACTTCTGAGATTTGGACACGATGAAAAGTCAGTATTAGAGATGAGTGTATGGGAAGCAAGTCGGCGTTGGCTTGTGATCATGGAAGAAAGCGAACGAGTCGAATTGAGAGAAGACGACATTGATTTGATTGAACGGCTTTATTGCAAATCGAAAGAGGAGGTCTTGAATGGGGTTGTTTAATTTAGTTGCAAAAATGTCATTGAATGATCGCGGTTTCCAGGCCGGGATCAAGCGCGTTGAGTCGCAATCAAACAAGTTTGCGAGATCTTTTCGGTCAAGCGTAGGCGGGGCAATTAGCGGCGTTTTTGCGGGTGCAGCAATTACAAACGCAACAAGGAACACAATTAAATACGCTTCAACAATAACAGACCTTCAAGCGAAAACAGGAATCGCGGGCAAGACTCTGCAAGCTTTTGATGTTGCGGGCAGGCAAGCCGGGTTGAGCCTTGAAGACGTAGCCAAATCGGTTCGCAATCTTGCGCGAGCGCAAAGCGATTTCAAAGCGGGTTTAGGTTCTGGTTTGGATGAATCTTTCAAGTTGCTTGGCGTTTCAATTGACGATTTAAACAACAAGAAAGCGGATGAATTGTTGCTTCAAATAGGCAAAGCGGCCGCATCAATGGACAACTCTCTTGATCTGCAAAACGCAATATCTGACGTTTTCGGAAGGCAAGGCCAGCAAATCTTGCAAGCTTTCAATAAAGACTTTGCCAACTTAGTTGAGACTCAAAACGAATCGCTTTTGATGTCAGATGAGCAACTTAACAAGTTGACTTTGCTTGGGGACAAAATGGCTGAGTTAGGTTTCAAAATTCAGCAAGCACTTGGCGGGGCTTTAAGTTTCGTAATTGATCGGGTCAATGATTTGAGTGATGGCCTTGCCATTATGTTTGGGAACGTTGCGATATTTGGAGAGTCTTTACTAAAAGGAAGGGGCCTTGATAAGAGCCTTGATGACGTTGCCGAATTTACAAACACGGTTCTTGAAAACAGGCAAAAAAGAGAAGCTGAATTAAAGAGGTCTCTTTCCACTGGAGCAACAAACATCATCCCGATCCCTGACGATTTAACCGAACCGGGTTCAGCAAGGGCGTCTTTGTCAGGTCAAAGAGTTCAAGCGGATTCATTGCGAAGGATTGGCGGATTCGCCGCCATTGGATCAAAAAGCGAAAACAGGGATCGCCTAGTAAAAATGAATCAATTGCTTGAAAAGATTTCAAAATCGACCAAACAAACCGCCGACAACACGAAGGAGGACGCAATATGATTCCTTACATTGGCGTTGGTCTTGCGTTAGTCAGAGTCGAGGAACAGTTTCGGGCAGGTGATACCGGGACGGTTTTCAATTACGAATGGGTCGGGAGCGAAGAGGCTTGCCGAAGCACGGCCGACGCTCTTAGGGGGTTGGGATTTGATAGCACGTTGAGCCAAGAGGACGGCAACTGGCGGTTGGTTGGCTTTATCACCGACCAAAGCGTGATTCTTGGAGGAAGCGAGAATGTCGAGACAACCTGGGAGCTTGACCAGAATTTTTCGGAGATCGACTTTTTTCACATTGGAAAGGTTCACGACGCCTTGACGACCGAACAAATTGAAGCGGTTAAAAAGGAGCTTGATAAAGGCGAGGACGGAAAAGAAACAGTATTCACCGGGGCGGCCGCTGAGATTCAGAAACAAGCTTACCGTTTGAAACGGCAAGGGGTTGAAAGCGTGTATCAAGCGCGGCCGGTATTGCGTCGGACGTTTACTTATTCGTCGCGATACGCGCAAAGGTCGGTCATTGACTTATCTCCTAACCGATACACGACGGCGCAACTGGTTTCGCTGTTCAATGTTCCGGCCGTCGTTGCGGCTCAGTTGCCAGCCGATCCGGCGTTAAAACCTCAAGACACGACTTTCGGTTGGATCGTGCAACGTTCCACAGCAACAACCGGCCTTCGATCTCAAACTATAAATGAAGTCACTGAATGGGTGTTCGCAGCATGGGCCGATGCTTTGTATGATTCGGTATGACATCGCCTCCGCCAAAATCAAGCTCGCCTTCCAAGGTCGGGCGAATGTTTAACAAGCTCAGAGATTACGCGGTAGCAATCACGCTGAAGAGCGGGCGAGGTTATAGGGTTAACAGGACGCCTACGGGGACAACCATTGAGTTCATTGATAAACGTGGCAAGGGCGGCGGCGAAGGTGGCGGGCGTGATGTATGGCTTTAGATTATTTAGTCAGCGGCGACAGTTTATCGGCCGATAAGCTGAACCTGATTTTTGCGGAGCTGGATCGCAAGCTAAAGATCAGGCTTTGCGGCAAGTCGCATCTTTTCGGCGGTGCATTGCCAGGGTTTAAGGGCAAGGTTTTCCAGTTTTATGAAGGCAACGCACAATTGGTTGATTTCGACCTTGGCGCATACAATCACTCTGATTTTGAAGACATCGCAAATGGCGCGACGTTGGTTTCTAAGGACGAGAAAAACAAAATTGCACTGGTTTCACCGCAAACCCCATTTGAAACGCTGGACGGGTCTTTACAGGCTCACACGCGAGTCATAGATGGCGAGGCCTATTGGATCAAGCCGGAAGCGCAAGCGCGATCCGAGCGCGTCCACAAACTTCGCGTTGCCGAGATCGTGGTTGAAAACAAAACGTCGATCACGATTCAAAAGGAGTGGAACAAATACAACTTTTTCAGGGTTCACAATTTCGGACGCACGCCAATTAGAGCAATATTCGAAGGCGAGACAACACGGCACGAATATGAAATTGAGGCTTTCGGATGTATAGCCGTCCGGCGGACCACGATTGATTCCGGTTATTCGGCTCCTTACAAATACCTGTTTGAAGCTCGAAGCGGAGATGGCCGCTTTTATCACATGGGCGGCGATGCCGAAGCTAACAACGTTGCCAATTTTGTCGGCCTTTTGCGTTGGCTTTCATTATTCGAGTTTGATCCGGCCGTTTTGCATGAAGTCACAGGTTACGAATCCATTTTTGGAGACGGCCAAAACCAATGGACAAAACTCCGAGAGTTGATCACGCAAAAGGGGCGGTTTTTTCTAGTCAACAGAACCGATGGCGAGATCACTGAATTGACTTTTGAGAAACACGAAGACCTTGCCGGTCAACTTCAGCAATTCGGTATAGCCATAGAGGAAGACGAGAAAGGCGGGTTCACTTTATCGCCGCCAGTGGGCAAGGATTTTGACATTGTTACAACCGGCACAAACTTTCTGAAATCAGGCTGGAACATTTCGCCATTCCAAGCATTGCCCGCCTCAACAGAAAGCGAATTTGAAACCGAAGGGGCCGAGCTTTTAACCGTAACCGATACGAATGAAGAAGTCTTGGAATTGCAGCCGGACAATAAAGGGTTCCTAGTCGATCCGCAGAGGGTTTACTATCAACGAAAGCTATTCGCAAACAATGGGCATCCTAATCTGTCGGCGAATGGTTTGGTTAAAAATTTAAAAGACCAATATTTAACAAGCGACGATTTGTTTTTCTCAATTGGTCCTAATGGTTTTCAAGCTCCGATTAACCGCGAGCATGATTTCAGATTCCCGCATGGGCTGAAAGATGGCGAAACTTTAGCGGGCCGGTTTAGTCGGCAAAGTAAAACGCTAAAAACGGCCGAGGTTTTAAAGTTCAAATACGACGGTTGGCCTTCCAATGATTACATACCTGGGTTTGCCAATAGGCCCATTTATGCGAGGGAATCAAGGCGGTATGATTCAATTGAGCGAGAAGAAGAGGCAAGAATGTCTCTTGATGTTTTAAACGGCTACTCGTCGAAATCAATAGTTGCTCTGGGTGATGGGAAAGATTTTGAGTTTGCAACGATGCCAGCAACGGAGCGTTTAGAAATTCAAATTCAACAAATCCTTTCAAAAGGCGAAACGGCCGAACAAATAAAAAATCAAAGCAACCCAGACCACGTTTTACAATTGCCGCCCGATCAACTCGACGAGTTCTTAAAACATTACAGCGAGCCAGGGTGGTATGAGGCAAACCGTGACGATCTTTTCGGCTCGCAAACAAAACAAAATCCTGACGGGACAATTGGCCCAGTAGGCCCGCCACGTCAGCTCATGACGCCTTTATTGGTCGAAACCTATAACCATATCGCTTGGTTAATCAATTCGGTTACATGGGCAAAACCGTTGCAATTATGGGACATCTACCAAGAGCTTTCGCCAAGCCGAACGTTTGACTTTTACCCAGAGACATTTGGTTCACCGGTTAAGCCAACCGAAAGCGGGGTGCGCGACGATTTCGGAAATCAAACTTGGATTAGGCCCGCCGCTCAGTTCATGCGTGTGACGCCATACGATGAAATTTGGGATCGCGCAAATGACCTTGGCATCCCAATAAAAACCAAGAACGACTTGCCCGATTCATTTCACAATGCCAGAAGCCAAAGCGGGAGGATTACAGAATGGAAAATTGGGCCGGGTCATACGGTCAGCGAAAACAGAAAGCACGACAATGCCGCTTTCGATTCCTATGACTTCCAAATCTACGGCAATTTGTACGAGCATTACTGGATTGATATCGCCGATATTAAGCGCGTTTCTGAATCGTTTGGAATTGAGTTTTCTTTCGCCAGCCAAGGGGAGATTTATGAACTAAGAACGTTCAACCAAGAGGGGAATATTTACCTGATTGACTCATGGCAGGAAATAACAAGAGATTCGTATTTTGACACGGCTAACAAATGGACGCGGTTCGTTCCGGCGTCCAATACTTTCTATGGGGAATGGATCAGATCAATTGATCGGTTCGACGTTGAGCCAAGGTCTATCCCAGTCGAAAAGCTAATAAAAAACGTTGAGGTTGATGACTTTGATTTCATCAGGCAATTGGAAGCAGATTGGAAAATTCAAAAGCCCGATGCGGTTCGTCAAGTCGATGAGCAAAACGCTATCAATTGGGGCTATTTTTCCCATACATCAAGCTCTGTTGAAGTTTCAACTTGGGCGTTCGTTTCAGACTTGGCGTTTTTCAAACGGCAAGCAAACGCAAACGCATTAAAAATAAACCGAGACAATGTTGTGCGACACGGCTCGCCTTATGGAAAGCCATTGGAGGCAGTCGAACAAGACCTTGATGAGTCAAAATCGGTTAGCATATTCGGATCGGCAATGGTCATTTCCGCAAACCCTGGAAGATGGGGCGAGGTTTACGTTGTTGACCGAAGGGAGATTGAGATCGACGTCTAGAGGAAGAACTTAACAAGGTCGAAGAAATCGACGCCTTGCTTGGCTAGCCATTGAAAGATTGCGAGCAGGATCAGACTACCAAGGAAGGGTCGCGCTTCAAATTCGGCCTTAATCGCTTTGACCATATCAACGCGGTTTTCGCCTGTTTTAGTTTTCGCTAAGAATTCCTTGTGGACGTTGCCAGTCATTTTCATGCCGCTAATGAATGCTAAAAAATCGCCTTGCTCAGTTGTTAATTTTTGAACCTGTAATTCAATGTCTATGAAATCTTTTGCTTTCGTCATGTATGTTTTAAGCATGACGTAGGAATCAATTTCGCCGGACAAAACGCGATCAACCTGGCGTTGGTCGGCGTCCGCTTCTTCAAAATCTGGAGTCAGTTTTTGCCATGTTAATTCATGCAACTCTGTTTCGGTAAAACCAAGAAGCTTTTGAAAAACGTTGTTCGCGAAAATGAAGGAGCCATCGGCCGAGACGAGAGCAATCGCGTGATTCAGGTTTCGCAAAACCTTTTCCCATTGTCCAAACCTCGCGAACAAGATTTGGATTCGTAATATGTCGCGCTCTCGTTGTTCCATTCATTACCAAGGGGTCGTTCCTCCTGTTATAACCGTGTACCAGCTATCGTGAATCCATTGAATCAACGCGTGAGAATCATTGTAATCCCATTGACTAGAGCTTAACCCGGTCGCGCTGATTACGAAATTTGTGGCCGTCGTTGTTACGTGAATAATTGATTGCTCTCCAGCTGATCCGTTTGGAATGTTCAGCTGATAATGATCACCTGGGCTATTTCCTGATAAATCAATGTCATAGGCAACGCCTAAAGAGGCCGTGAAAGTGTAAGGATCTCCGCCCGATCCCGTTCCAGATGAAAAGCTTGATGTTGTTAAGCTTACTTCAGAAGAAATACCGCCACCGCCGCTTCCCGTATCATCCGTTGCCGGTGCCCATGCGCTACCATTCCATTCCAAAACCTGACCCGAAGTCGGAGAGGTTGAGGAAACGTTTGCGAGGTCGGCAAGGTTGACGGTTCCAAGGTCGATCGTGATCGTTCCGCTACTTGTAATTGGCCCGCCTGAAACGGATATCTTTGAAGACCCAGCCGATGCAGCAACGCTTGTCACGGTTCCGCTAGTTGGCGTTTGCCATTGTAGGCCTGTTGACTGTGCGGAGTTCACGGTCAAGACTTGGCCGTTAGTTCCGGCAGTTAGTTTGGCCAAAGTCGTCACGCCGGTGGCCGCTAAGATATCGCCTTTTGTGTACGTGGAATTGCCCGTTCCGCCCGCGTTCGGGGTTAGCGTCCCGGTGACTTGCGAAGCAAGGCTGATTTGACCCGATTGCGCGGAGAGATCTAGGTTGCCTTGGTTTATTCCTATCGTGGGATTGCCGCTTGCGCCGTTGCCGTTGGAAACGGTGATTGCGCCGGTTGCGGTAATAGTTCGAGCGGCCGCCGTTCCGGCTCCTGTTCGGGCAATTAAGCCATTCGAGGAAATACCGGCAATGGCGTTCAGGTCGGAGTCATAACCTTGAACATCCGATCCGATAGCAACGCCGAGGTTAGTTCGTGCGCCGCTTGCCGTTGTTGATCCAGTTCCACCGTTTGCGACCGCCAAGGTTCCGGTCATGTTGCCCACGTTGAGATTGGCTTCGCTTACGTCAATTGTCGGGTTTCCGCTTGATCCGTTACCGTTTGAAACAGTGACCTTCGTTGATCCGGCCGTGATTGTTCGAGCCGCACCGGTTCCCGCTCCGGTTCGCGCCCAAAGACCGTTTGACGCATTCGCCGCAAGCGCATCGAGGTCTGAATCAACATCGAGGGCGATGGTGCCGCTAGTGGTAATCGGCCCGCCCGATGGCGTGATAGAAGTATCCCCGCTGATGTTAATACTGGTCACAGTTCCAGACCCGCCGAGCGCGTCAATTTGGTTTTGAAGGTTTGAGGTTGCGCCGTTGAGATACGAAAACTCGGTATTGTCTATGGTGCCGGTTCCGATGTTTGCGGCACTGATCCCCGTTGGCAGCATTCCCGTGGTTATAGATCCTCCAAGGCTTGCTATGTCGAAATTGGATTCGGTCGCGTCTATTGTGATATTCCCGCTCACGCCATCACCGTTCGTTATCGAAATCCTTGAACTACCGGCCACAACGTCTCGCGTGGTGTAAGCACTGGACCCGGTTCTAATCGTTACGCCGGTTCCGGTAATGCTAGGAAGGTCGGGCGATGAAACGTCAATCTCGGGCGTAATCAAACGCCATCGCGATGAATTGCCGTCATAGACTAAAAGATTAACTTCATAACCTACCTCATCCGCGTTCGATTGCGTGACAATTCGATTCGCGGCCGTTGCTTCAGAACCGGATTGATTGCCGAACGTCAGTTGGTAGCCTGAATCGTTTTGAATGATCAGAAAATCGCCAGCATTCCCGGCCACGATTCCATCAATCGACCAAGCGGCCGTTGGGCCTGAAAGCTTCCAATAAGTTTTTCCGCTGAGATCAACGCCGGAATTCGATCCATTGGCAAGCGATGAACTGGTTGACTGACCCAAACCTAAATCGCCCGAGAGCGTTATGTCGTCGGCAAGCGTGGCGGAATACCAGGTTCCATTTGTCACGGTTCCAATTGCGCCGGAATATGTGTTATTCCCGGCAAGGGTTGAGCCGTTGATGGTCGCATTTGTAATAGTTCCGCCTTTGAAAGTTCCGTTCGTCACCGTTCCAAACGTTCCGCTAAAACTTGAATCGCCGCCAATGGTCGCACCGTAAATTACCGAGTTGGTAATTTGCGCGAACGTATTAGTTGCCGTCCAAGTATTTGCCGATCCTAGTTGACCGTAAACATTGTCGGCCGTGGCTCGGTTCAAAATGACCCAATCATCCGGATCAGAGAGCGATAGCGCATCGGCGGACCCGCTGCTATCGGTGGAGCGCAAGCTCCAATAACCATCATCATCAACGCCGATATTGGCGATAGGGTTTTCGCCAGAGTCGTAGCTCTGAAGCGTTACGATGCCGGGAATGTGGTGACTTAGAGAATTGGTTCCTTGGATTGAGGCCAATGAAAAAACCTTGTAGCCGGTGATCGTTTGCGTTCCTCCGGTGGACACAAAATTGGTTAGCAACTGCGATCCGGCAGGAATTGAGTTTGTGGAATAGGTTCCAAGATCGGAGGCAAGCAAACTGAACATGTTGGTTGCGGTCGATTGAACCGGCTCCATTGAACCTGGGACACGCACTAAGCGGCCGACGGTTGTCGTGTTCGTGGTCAAAGCTACCGTTGCCCAAGAGCCTGACGCCGTAACCGTCAAGGCCGCATCAACCGGGGCGGTGAGCTTAATAGAGGTCGAGGTTGGCTTCGTGATGGTTAAAAAGGGCGAAGTGAAAGGATAACTTAAAACGTGATCGAACAGCGCGTCATTATTCAGGCTTGTAGTTCCTACAATGCCGATTTCAGTCGATGCCGATGATACGGATGTTCGCCACGTTCTGACATTGCCGTTCACGGTCAGCGTATCGCCCGCGCTTGGGTTACTTGTAACGGTTACAAGGGCCGTTATGCGGTCACCTAAAGCCGGGACCGTGAGGAGGGTTAGCAAAAGAAAAGATAAAACTCTCATTCGATAATGTTTGTTTGGTCAACTGTTCCGGCGGTAGATGAAGATGAAAGCATCATTGCAAGCTTGGCAATGAGTTCGGATTGCTTCGCGGCAACTTCAAATCCTTGGGCTTGTTCGGACTTGTAACCCGAGACAATCAGACGAGAACCGGCCGAGTCTTCAAACTCGATAGACTGAATGGCGCGAATGCTCCAAACGGGATCGACGCGTGAATATTCCCAACCGCTTGGAGTTTTAACCGTTGCAGTTGAGCAAGCCGGAAGAGGCAAGATGAATAATGCGAGTAAAAGGTATTTCATGCTGTTACAATGTTATCAATTGCGTTGCCGTTATCATCCACGCCGATTTCGCGAAGGTAAGTTCCGGATGGGCTTTGAAGAGTGGTCGTTCTTCCAGGGCCATTTACGCCGAGCGAGAGGAAACGATTATCTGCCATCGTTCGCGTGTAATATTCCGACACGGGATCGGGAACATTCGCGGTTGAGGTTGGGTCAATCGGAGATTTAACGACTGTAATCTTCTGATTGTATATCGTGCGCCAGTTCGCACCGTGGGAAAGCTGAACCTGGAAATAAAGATTGCTGATGCTGTTCGTTAGCGGGTCAAATTGCGAATTAAGTTCGGTTGTATTCAGGTTCAATTCCCCGTCAAAAAAGTTGGTTACGTTGTCAGGCGCAGCCGGGCCTGGCGTTGCCGTCCACGATGTGTCGAGGGTCGAAGCGGCAACGTTTGATTTCGCGTCGGCGATATACATTCGCAAGCCAAGCGAATCGACATCGACATCTTGAACGAACGGTGCAAAGCGGTTGCCGGTGGGGCGAATTGGAAATACTCGGAAAGGAACGGATGAACCTTGGTAAAATATTTTCAGAGTCGATTCCGTGAGATTGGTTTTGCTCTGATAAAGCACCGAATTCTCAATGTCTATAAACAGGTCACAAGCTTGCGTTGCCATTTGAGAATTTGAAACCGTCAACGCGCTTGACGTTTTACCGTTGACGGCCTAACATCCTTGCAACGTTTCGCTACGTCCATAGCACGTTTTGTTTCCTTACCTCGAAGCCCGCTCCTGTTTAAGGGGCGGGTCTTTCCTTTTCCGGCTCCGAAAAGTTTTTTCAAAAAAACACTTGCCGAGTTCGCCTTGCATATATTAGGTTAAGCCCAATGAGAGCGGGCGCGGTTGCTCGCTAGAAATCAAAAACCGAAAAAAATATGAAACTGACACTTTGGGTAATCCGCTGCACTAACGATTCCTCCGCATACGATGTGCGGGCTACAACAAAAAAAGAAGCCATTCGGCTCTTGGGGGAGCTGAAAGAAGTCGGTGCTGCGGACTACGAGGAAACCGTCACCCGCTATACACTGGAATATGAGAATGGGTTTGAGCTGATGGATGCCACTGCGGGGGAAGGTGGGTGGGAAACCTTGGTCGTGAATGAGAGGGAATACCGGATCAGCAAATAACTAGGCCCCGATCAGGGTCCGATCCCCTGTTCAATCAACTTCTAAAAACTTAAAAGGAAAAAGCATGACACTTTTCTTGTTACTCGCCTCCCAGGTTCTCCCGCTCGCGGTTCTCTTTTTCATTCTTCGCCCGAGCAAATATCCAATTTCCTACCGGTCACGCCGGAAGGGTTAACGGACCCGCCCGTCGTACAACCTACGGCGGGCGGTATTGGCCTTATGAATATCAAAGATTTCCAAAACGCTCTTTGGGAGATCACCGAGGACGTTAGCGGATTTGAGCAAAAACAGCTCATTTCCAAGAGCAAAAGGTGCTTACACCTTTGTTGGGCGCGTCACTGCGCGATGGCGGCGGCCCGCGAATGCGGATTAACGCACACCGAAGTCGGTGCGCTGTTCAAGCGGGATCACTCCGCCTGTGTGCATTCCTACCAAGTCTTCAAACACAACAAAGCACCTTCGCTTATTGCGGAGGGGTGGAAGGACGAAATTTTGAACCGCCTGACAAACGCGGTTTTACAAGCAAACAAAACGAGAAAGAAAAGCAAATGACGAAAAAGAAAACAGCGGGGTCTAGGCTGAAGGCTAAAGACCCGAAACAAGCGGAACCTAGCAAGCCGAAGATTCTAATTTTCGGGAAGCCCGGAGTAGGTAAAACGTGGCAAGCTCTTGATTTTCCCAGTGTCTATTACATAGACACGGAAGGCGGTGCGGATTTGAGCCACTACACCGACAAACTGAAGGCGTCTGCAGGCGCGTATATGGGACCGGAGGATGGGTCACTTGACTTCCAAACAGTGATCGAGCAATTCCAAGCTTTGGCATCGGAAGATCACGGTTTCAAAACCGTTGTGATCGACTCAATCTCGAAGCTTTTCAATACCGAGGTTGCGAACGAACAAGCGCGATTGGGCGAAAAAGACCAGTTTGGCGCATCCAAAAAAGGCCCGATCCGGCTTATGCGGCAGCTAGTGCATTGGGTTTCGCGCATTGATCTAAACGTCATCTTTATTGCTCATGAAAAGGCCATGTGGGGGAAAGATAACACGGGGCAACAGGCCCAAATAGGGACGACTTTTGACTGTTGGGACAAACTGGAGTATGAGCTACACCTTGCTTTGGAGATTTCCAAGGTTGGAGGCAGCCGATACGCGCTCGTGACCAAGAGCCGACTGACAGGGTTTCCGGATCGCGAGCAATTCGACTGGAGCTATCCAGAATTCGCCCGCCGTTACGGTAAAGACATCATTGAAGCCGAGGCCAAGAAGATCGAGCTTGCCGGGGAGGATTCCATTAAGGAAGCAAGGCGGCTTTGCGAGGCGTTGAGGATTGAACGCGAGGAAATACAAAAGTGGTTCGACAAGGCCGGTTGCACTTCTTGGGAAGAAATGGCCGAAACGGACGTGGCCAAAGTGATCAAATTCTTGAAAGGTAAATTGTAATGAAATTCAAACCCAAAACGAATGAGGAGCTTGACGCGGTTGGGCTGTTGGAACCGGGAACCTATGACTTTGAGGTCAAGGACGCGACCGACAAAACAAGCAAGGCGGGCAATGAGATGATCGCGCTTGAACTGGACATATTAACCCGCTCGGGCCGTTGGAAGGCCTTCGATTACATACTAGAAGCTTTCCCAAGGAAGCTGAACCATTTTGCCAAGGCGGTAGGGTTAGAGGAGAAATATGAGCAGGGCGAGATCACGGCGCAGGATTGTTTGCGAAAACAGGGCCGATGCGAAATTGAAATTGAACCTGCCGCCGGAAATTATCCGGCTAAGAACATTGTCACCGATTACCTTGCCAAACAGGGACAAGCTCAAAGCCATGTTTTAGACAACATGGATGACGTTCCGTTCTAAATAATGCGCGTTTCCTTCCTCACCGACTGGCGATTGGACAAAATGTTCACGCTTACTTGTCCAGATTGCAACTACGCCCAAGTTGAGCGGGCGGCGTTGTTGATGGACGATCCTGAGCGGACGCCAGGTTATGAGGTGAGGAGGGAGGCGGAAAAGGAACGATGTCCACGGCATCGAGAGAAACAAATTGAATTGCTATAATTTCCCGGCCCGCGCCTTTTTCCTGATAATAAAAATAATACTCATGCTGAGTTTGACACAAACAGAAACGTCCGAGTGGATGCGATTGGTTTTGGGTCGTTGGTTTCGTAAATCAAAACCATCGAAGGCGTGGGTCGGGATCTAATTTTGAAAATGAGGAAAAACAAAACGAACGAATATCAATCTTTCTTGCAAGGTAAGAGACAGCTTGCCGGTGAGTTTGGATTTGATCCCGTTTTTATGCCGGATTCAGCATTCCCCTTTCAAAGGGATTTAATTGAATGGGCTGTAATAAAAGGGAGAGCCGCACTATTTGCGGATTGCGGAATGGGCAAGACTCTTATGCAGCTTGCCTGGGCTAAAAATGTAGCCATTAAAACGGGAGGAAAAGTCTTAATATTGACTCCTCTCGCAGTATCACACCAGACGGTAGCCGAAGCTCATAAGTTTGGAATTGATGCCGAGCGAAGTAACGAGGGCGAAATAAATTCTCAAATCGTAGTTACAAATTACGAAAGACTCCATCATTTCAATCCTGATGACTTTTGCGGGGTCGTATGCGACGAATCAAGCATCCTCAAGAATTTTGATGGGGCTATAAAATCATCCGTAACCGAATTTATGAGAACGCGAAAGTATCGGTTACTATGCACTGCTACGGCCGCTCCAAATGATTTTATTGAGTTGGGAACATCTAGCGAAGCACTAGGCCATCTGGGGTTCATGGACATGATTGGACGTTTCTTTAAGAAGACGGATCAAACTTTCTCAAGAAAACAAGAAACCATGTCAGGCACATATAGACTTAAACCTCATGCGTCTAAAGACTTTTGGAGATGGGTTTGCTCGTGGGCTAGAGCGGTCAGAAAGCCGTCTGATTTAGGGTATGAAGATGGAAAGTTTAAGCTGCCAAAATTGATCACTCAACAGCATTTAGTAAAAGCAAAGACTATCAATCCTGAGTTTCTTTTTGAAATGCCAGCAGTTGGACTGGCGGAACAGCGTAACGAGCTTTCAAGAACAATAAATGAACGTTGCGAAATGGTGGCAGAAATCGCCGGAAATTCTAATCGACCTTTTGTTTGCTGGGTTAATCGAAATGCCGAAGGCGACTTGATAGAAAAACTTATTTCAGACTCAAAACAAGTAAGCGGAAGTGATTCCGATGAGTTTAAGGAATCCGCTTTTAATGAATTTGAAAAGGGTAATATCAGAGTATTAATAACAAAGCCGACTATAGCTGGGTTTGGTCTGAATTGGCAGCACTGCCGCAATCAAACCTTTTTCCCCTCTCACAGTTTTGAGCAGTTTTACCAGGCCATACGTAGATCATGGAGATTTGGTCAAACCAAACCAGTTACTATCGACGTAATTTCAACTGAGGGTCAATCAAGGGTTTTGTCAAACTTGAAAAGAAAGTCAGAATCAGCGGAAAGCATGTTTTCTGAACTTGTTTCAATGATGAATAATGAACTGAAAATTGAAAAAACAAACAAACACAAACAAAACGAACAAATACCATCATGGCTATAATCGACCAAACTATAACAGAAAACTATGCCGCGTATAACGGCGATTGCTGCGAGGTTTTACCGGCCTTGCCTGATGAATCAATACATCTGAGCGTTTATTCTCCGCCGTTTTGCGGTCTTTATCAATATTCAAGCTCTGAGCGAGACATGAGCAATTGCCGGTCATATGATGAGTTTTTTGATCATTACGGTTTCCTAGTTAAAGAAATTGAAAGGGTTACTATTCCAGGCCGATGCACCGCAGTCCATTGCATGGACGTTCCTACTCCAGGCAAAAGCGGAGCAAACTTAGGAACCGGATTAAAAGACTTCCCTGGCGACATAATAAGACTTCATGAAAGTCACGGATGGACTTATGCGGCCCGATACCACGTATGGAAAGAGCCATTAGGAGTAAGAAATCGCACGATGGCAAAAGGTCTTGCTCACAAGCAAATCTGCGACGACTCAACTTTATGCGATGTTGCTTCCGCTGATTACTTGTTATTATTCCGCAAAAAAGGGGAAAACCCTATACCGGTTAATCATCCGACAGGGTTGCATGAATACGCTGGCAGTAGGTCGATACCTCATGAGTTGCATCAATGGAAAGGATACGAAGGGGATCAGAAAAAAAACAGGTTCAGTCATTGGATTTGGCGTCAATACGCATCGGCCTTTTGGGATGATGTGAGAATTGATCGAGTTTTACCATTTGAAGAAGCAAGAGACCCAGACGACGAAAGACATGTTCATCCTCTTCAACTAGACGTAATAGAGCGGACAATTGTTTTAAGAAGCAATCCCGGCGAAACTATTTTGACGCCTTTTATGGGAGTTGGCTCCGAGGTTTACGGAGCTTTAATCAACGGAAGAAAAGGAGTAGGTATTGAATTGAAAGAAAGCTACTACCGGCAAGCCGTTGCAAACCTTTCCGCCGCGATTGAAAACGGAGTGGAAACAACTTTGCTATAATTATGACATACGAAGAGGCGTTGAGAGAAACGAACGCAAAAGGATTATGATTGCGACGATTGACAACATAGAGGTTCGCGTTCAAGCGCGGTTTATGAAGGGTTGCCGGGGGTCGCGGGACAGTTTTGGTGTTCCGATAGAACCGGACGAACCGGATCATTTTGAAATTGATTCGGTCACACTTAACGGTCTCGAAATCATCGGGGCATTGGATCAGGAAACACTAACACAAATCGAGGAACAATTATTTGATGAGCGACAAAATGAATATTGCGATTGATCCCGGCCGAGCCGGAGGAATCGCTATTGGTTGGAAAAACTCCGTTGAGTTTTACCCGATGCCGGACCCGATAACAGACATCGTGGACATAATAAAACCCGCGCTTGCTATGGCAGCCATTGAATTGATGGAGGTGCATTGCGTCATTGAAAAGGTGGGCGGCTTCATGGGTCAGAATCAACCTGGGAGTGCAATGTTTAATTTCGGAGAAAATTACGGCTTCCTGACGGGTTACCTTTACGCTCTCAACATTCCGTTTGAGCGGATTCGTCCTCAGCAATGGCAAAAGTATTTCCAGTTTGGAACGGTCAAGGCGGCTGGGGGTAAGGGGCCGTGGAAAAAGAAGCTTCAACAAAGAGCGCGGGAATTATTCCCAGGTGAAAAAATCACATTGAAGACGGCCGATGCGGCTTTGCTTCTTTATTGGGCTAAACATAGTGAAAGGTAAAAATGGAACAAACCGAATTCAACGAAATCATGAACAACAAAATTGAGGAACTGGAAAAACGAATTGTTGCACTGGAACAACGTTTGGAGCAACGCGAGATTTCAAGCGGGCGCATCAGGCGTGGCCCGCTAAAATGGAGCGCGTGCAATCCGACAATCTCAAACGATACATTCACGCATAACGATAAGTTCAAGCTTTATGAACTGGGGTTGAACGTCAAAAACGCCGAGAAGAAATTCAGAGAGGTTGCGATTGAACGTATTAAAAAAGAATTGCCCGGCCCGGTATTATATCAGTTCGGGCCGTGGATTATAAAAGTTCACAATGATGGTTTTCAGGATTTAGAAAACAACACTATTCCGAGGGTTGGGGAATGAGTCCTAAACGAATTATATGTAATCAGAACGGGAGCGTTTACCCGTCGATTTTATCCGCTTGTCGTGCGTTTAATATTACGCCAAGCGTAATGTCGAACCATCTGAAATTCCCGGTTCTTCATCCGGAAATCGACGGTCTTGTTTTTGAATTTACGGACAAAAAGCCGACGATTACCAAGACGACTCCCAGAGGGCGGGCGTTGATGGATTGGATTCAGCAAAAGACAAAAGCCGAAGTGGACGAAATCATCGCACGAAGATCGGTCATTTTGAGGAAAAAGCGGCGGCCCATGACGCGGGATGAGATTTGGCAATATGGCCTTGATGTGGTCAAAAAACTAACCTCCTGACATGGCCGGGGATTGGATCAAAATCGAACATGCAACGCCGGATAAACCGGAAGTTGCCGTTATGGCCGAAATTCTTGGAATAGATCCTGACGCCGTGGTTGGAAAGCTTGTCAGGTTGTGGATTTGGGCCGATCAACAAATTCAAAGCGAGGAAAATGTGTCACGCTCTTGTCACGCTGTTAGCGTGACAGAAACGTTTTTAAATCGTGTCACCTACTGCGACAACTTCGCTTTTGCGCTTAAAAAGGTCGGCTGGCTAGAGGGTGAAAGCGGAGCTTATTACTTTAAAAACTTCGCTTTCCACAACGGTTCTACGGCCAAAAAGCGCGGACAATCGGCGAAAAGGCAGCAAAAACGAAGAAAAAATGATGTCACGCAAGTGTCACGCTCCGAGCGTGACAAAAACGTGACCAGAGAAGAGAAGAGTAATAAAGAGAGAGAAAGCGCGTGCGCGCGCGAGGTTTCGATTCCGACTTTGCAGGAAATCACCGTTGCGGCTGATCGAATCGGAATGACCGAAAGCGAAGCGAAAAGGTTTTTCGAGCATTACGAGGGGAACAACCTATGGATTAACCAGCACGGAAGGTTGATCAAATGGCAAACGAAATTGAACACATGGAAAAACAACGAACGGAAATACGATGGGAGCAAAAACACTAACGGCCGCCCTGGAAGGCGAATTGACAACAACGCCGGAACCTTCAATGAGGGAAAAACCGGGCAGTATGCCACAACCAAACTCGGCCGGGTCACCTGACATTCCGGATTCGTGGCGAAAATGGTTTGAATTTAACACGAAAGACGACGTTCAACGGGAGGCCATGCTCGAGGCCGCCGTTGAGCTTGGAAGGGGCATTCGAGACGACAAAAAGCCGAAATGGTTGTCTTTGCTCGGCTCGTCCGGTGCTGGAAAGTCTCATATTGCCTCCAGATTGCGCCTTGTGGCACTTGAAAGGGTTGCGCGACACAATACAAGGGTGAAGGTTTTTGAACGCGGCAGAGAGCCATTCTGGGCGTCGTGGTATTCTTGGCCGAAGATCTCGGCCGGGTTCCGAGAAGGGGCCTATTCGGT